TAAGGGAAATCTCTCGCAAATAGGGGAAGCCTCTCCAAATTTGGACGAAAACGAACCGAGACACTATGAACCCGGGCGAATACCGGCGAGACTCTCAACGCCAAGTCATGGAGGTATTAGCTTGGGCTCCGAAGTGGTGGAGTGGGCGAGCGATCATCTCGGAATCGAGCTTTATCCGTGGCAGGAAGAGTTTTTGAATGGTGCGCTCGAGGTCGACGATGACGGAAAACTCTTAAATCGTTATTCGCTTGCTAGTTGTGCTCGACAACAAGGGAAAACGGCGCTTCTCGCTTCGCTGGTCGGCTATTGGCTCACGGTCGGTCGTGTTCGTTGGGGAGCACCGGTAACGGTTCTCTCTGTAGCGCACATGATCTCAACCGCAGAGCTCCTCGCAATAGATCCGAGTCACGGACTGTTCACGATCCTAGAGGAACGCTACGGATTTAAGACGTACGTTTCTTCCGGGCGAATGATGGTCACACACGACGACGGGTCTTGGTGGCGTATCCAGTCGAGCTCACCGAAAGCCGGACACGGACTCTCAGTCGATCTTCTCATCGTCGACGAGCTGCACGCAGTCAACGAAACCGTAGTGAACGGCGGTCTCCTACCTACGCAACGTTCTCGACCTATGCCATTCACGGTATTTACCTCTACCGCTGGAGATGAGTCATCGGCTGCGCTTATCAACTGGCGAGAGCGAGGAATGAGAGCGATCGAAAAAGGCGAACCCGGTCGACTGCATTTTGCAGAGTGGTCACCTCCACCAAATATTGAGATCGGCGATCGACGCTATTGGCATATGGCTAACCCGGCTCTTGACCTCGGCTATCTCACTTGGCAAGACCTCGAGGACGAATACGGCTCACCAGATAAACAACAATTCATCCAATACACGCTCAATATGTGGACGGCAGCTATCGGATCTTGGCTACCGGTCGGAGCGTTCGACAAACTTGAAACCGCCGACGAAATGCCAGAAGGCGGAATTATTGCGGTCGATTCTGACTCCGACGGTACTTGCTACGTCGGTGTAAGAGCTGCGCTCCGGGAAGATGGAATGGTTCAGCTGCGCTCAGAATTTCGAGTCGAATCGTTGTATGAACTTTGGGAAGAGCTGCGGAAACAAGACTCGAAAACAAAACTCGCATTGACTCCAGGGATCCAAGCGGTAGCACCGCTCGACCTCCAACGGAACTCCGATATTTGGGGATCTCGAGAAATGACCCAATTTACGGCGATCGTTCGAGGACTTATCCTCGAAGAAAAGATCCGGCACTCCGGTCAAGTGTCACTCGCCGAACATATCAACCGTGCGGTAGCAGGAAAAAACCGGAACGGAACGATAACGTTAACGTCGATACGTTCACCGGGAGCGATCGAACTTGCACGTTGTGCGGTCGCTGCAACCGGAAAAGTCATCGGAACACCAGCAAAACAAAAACCAAAATTTGTTACCTCGAAATGATTTACACAACTTGTCCACAGATGATAGACTCCAAATGTGGGACTCTTTCGATCTCGGCAGTCTGACTCGCCACCATTGCGCGCAGCAACCGGTATCGGTCGTGTTCCCGGCTTGGCTAATTCTTACAGCGTGGGAGCCGGAGTTAGTCAAGCTCTGTCAATTCCGACCGTTGCTCGAGCGGTAGGTCTCATCACGTCGACGATTGGTGCTCTCGAATTCCGGTCGTACTCGAAGCAGTACAACCCGGAAACCGGCGAATACGATCGCAATTTCTTGCCTAATGAACCGTGGATGGAACGTCCCGACCCGGAAGTATCACGACAATTCCTCGTGTCGAACTGCGTTCGAGAACTCATGATGTTCGGCAGGAGCTTCTGGTATGTAAAAGCCCGGCTCGCTACTGGCTATCCGACGGCGTTCCAATGGCTACCGTACGGCTCGATCTCGACACCGGATCAAGTAGGCGAAATCTGGACGGCACCAGCCGAAGAAATCTATTTTAACGGCGTAGAGGTAGATCCCGGAAACGTCGTCCAATTCATGACCGGTATGCCCGGAATGTTGGACTATGGAAAGCGTGCGATCGAAATTGCGTTAGCGCTCGACAAAGCAGCGCAACGGTTCGCAACCGTCGAAATCCCGGCAGGCTATCTCCAAGTGAAACCCGGCGGAGAAGCACTCTCGTCGGATGAGCTCGAAGAGATCGCTAACGGATGGGCTGCAGCTCGACGAGAAAACGCAGTCGGCATTTTAAACGAACTCCTCGACTACCGGGAGTCGTCGATCAACCCGAGCACCCTTCAACTTGCGTCCGGACGTGACTACGCGGCCACTGAGCTGGCTCGAGTTACGCAGGTTCCACCGTGGCTCGTAGGAGTCGCAGTCGGCGGACTCACTTACCAGAACTCTGAGCAAGCTCGACGAGATCTCTACCTATTCGGCGCTAAACCGTATGTCGACGCTATCGAGCAAACGTTGAGCGCTCCTAACGTATCGCCTCGAGGACGGTTCGTCGAAATGGACATCTTGTCCTACATCGGCGAAACCGAGAACCTCCCAATGGCAAACCAAGAGGAAACGATCCCTAATGCTTAAATTCACCAGCGAAAACGTACAAATCGAAGCAGCCGAAGGAGGCGAACGACGGATCACCGGTCTCGCAGTCCCCTACGGCTCGGATGCAACCGTTCTCGGCGGAGCACGCGTCCGAGTGCTCGAGGGAGCGCTACCGACCGACGGTAAAGCTCCTCGACTGCTCGCCGAACACGACCCGACCCGAGTAATCGGGCTCGTAACCGAACGAACCTCAACTCCCGACGGGATGACGTTCTCAGCGAAAATCGCTCGCACTACAGAGGGCGACGACATTTTAGAGCTCCTCCAAATGGGGGCGCTCGATTCCGTTTCGATCGGCATTACCCCGACCGACTCAGACTACGAATCCGGAACACTCGTCGTAAGATCGGCCGAGTGGGAAGAGCTATCCGTAGTTTATTCTCCAGCTTTTAAGGCTGCGAGGATCTCCGAAGTGGCAGCGTCCGAGGACGCAGAAACCGAAGAAAACCCCAATCCAGAACCCAACTCAGAAGAGGAAAACATGGAAAACCCAATCGAAGAGGCTCCAGCGGTCGAAGCTGCAGCACCAGAAACCATCCCAACACCTACCGTATTTGCATCCGCTAAGAAATTCTCGATGCCCGGTATCGGCGAATACATCCAAGCAATGCGTGAGGGCGGTCACCGTTGGCACCAAATGAACGACAACATCCGAGCAGCAACCGGAGACGTCGTCGTATCGGATGCTTCCGTTCCGGTTCCAGTCGTCGGCTCAATCTACGACGATATCGACGCTCGTCGACCAGTCGTTAGCGCTCTCGGCGTTCGTGCTCTCCCCTCAGAGGGCTCAACATTCAATCGTCCGTACTTGAGCAGCCACGCAGTCGCCGACGCACAGTCAGCAGAGCTCGCAGCTCTCAATAGCGCCGACGTAGTCGTGTCACAGAAGCAGTTCACAAAGGTGACGATCGGCTCGAGCAACGTGCTCTCCGAGCAGGTCATCGACTGGAGCGCTCCAAGCATGCTCGAGGCAGTCGTGCAGGATCAAGCGTCCGCATACGCTCTTGATACCGAGAACTATGCGATCGCTCAGCTCGCTGGAGCAATGACGAACAGCCAAGAGGTGATCGTTACCGATTTTACGGATGCTTCCGAAATCATCTCCGATATTTACACCGCTGCAGCGTCGATCGCACAAACCGGGAACTACCTCCCGAACGCTCTCGTTGTGTCACCAGCGAAGTGGGCTGCGCTCGGATCACTCGTCGACGCTTCCGGTCGACCAGTATTCCCGCAGGTCGCTCCTATCAACGGAATCGGCGTGTTGCCCGGCGGAGCTACTGAGTACACCGGTAACCCGCTCGGCTTGCAGCTCGTCGTATCGAACCAAGTCGCTACGCAGGCAGTCGGCAACAAAACCGCTACCGAGTACCTCTGGCTCATGAACACTCGAGGAATCGAGTTCTACGAGCAGTACAAGGGCTTCTTGCAGGTTACGAACGCTTCGACGCTCGGCGTTACCGTTTCGGTTCGTGGCTATGTCGCTTGCGAAGTGATCGACGCAAACATGATCCGGTTCCTCGGCCCCGACGCAACATTCTGAGCCTCCCCTAAGTAACTAGACCTCTGATCGGCCGATGGCAAACATACAAACTCTCAGCAGCACTAGCGACGTAGTGACCCTCGGGGTCGACGACGCATCTCTGCTATCGGCTGGTCAGATGGTCGTAGTTACCGGGACGGACTACAACAAAATTAACGGAGTCCACCAGCTCACCAAAGTGGATCTCGTCGAGGACGAAATCCAATACGACGTTCACAACCTCGACGACATCGCAGAGGAAGCAGCAACCGGAGTCGTCTCCGCTAACGTTTCTTGGTGCGATATCGACGACGTAGAAGTGTGGCTCGGAATCGAAACCGCAACCGCTAACGATCTAGCGTTCCTGGAGTATTGCGTAGACGCTGCGAATTGCTATGCGTTCCGTTTACGGCACGAAGCGAATTACAAGGATTCTCCGCTTGCTTCGCCGACACCATCAGCGAAACTCGGAACGATCCAACTCGCAGCGATCTACTACCGGCAACGAGGCTCGGTCGACTCCTACCAGTCGTTCGAGCAGCTCTCCACCGGGTCGATTCCGTTCGGCTCAATGGGCACGATCCGTCA